AAATTAACCAATGTAAAATTGAACCAACGCCTTAATAAACTGTTTGGAAAGAAGGCGGGGATAAACCAAATGAGAAAAACATTTTTAACTGAAAAGTATGGAGAAACATCAAAACAAATCGAAGCCCTTAAAAATACAATGAAGGATATGGGGTCTAGTATTTCTCAACAACGTATATATATCAAGCCTAATTAAAACTTTTCTGATTATTTTTATTTACAAAGCCTAATTATTTTTATTTACAAAGCCTAATTAAAGATTTACCAATTTATAATATATTATGACATCCAAGAATAACCCTTATTATCCTTTACCAATTGTATCTGATATAATATATACTCAGAAGAGATTTACACCAAGAACACCTTCAAACTCTCCACCAAGACGATTGGAATCTATAGTTTTAAAAGAAGAAGGGACAGACTTAAATAATATGCTTAAAACATTTCAAACTATGATAATAGATAAAAAACCTTATTTGATTGATTTCTCTAAGAGTAAAAAAATATAAGATATATAATAATTATAATTTCCTATATAATTATAAAAGTTAAAAAAAAAGAATAATTATAATAAGTAATATCTTTAAAAATTTTACTCTTAGTAATCTTCATCAGAACTTGATTCTTCTTTTTCGACCTTTGTGATTTTCTTTAATCCTTTAGAATTGGTTCTTGGTATATCTTTTAAGAAAGAATCCAAATGATAATAATCTAACCATCCTTTTCTGTATTTTTCATCTCTCTTACACTTACCACCTGTAATTATAAGGGGTCTTAAATTTTCACTTGTAGCATCTTGATATATGGCTCTTAACTCATCTTTATCAAGGTTTCCTGCCCATTCATTCATAATAGCGGTTTGTTCTCGTTTTGAACCACCTAAATCGAATAAAACTAAATATGAGGAATTCTTCCTCATAAATGTAGGTATATCATAATAACTTTGACTTAAAAAGCAAACCGAACAATTTTGTTTTCTTGCTCTCATAAAGTATGTTTCAACCATAGATAAATTTTTACTTAAAACCAAATCATCCCATATAACCAAATGATTATACTTTTTATCCATATCATCTAATTTGGGCGTTGATGAAAGCCCTTCTTTAATAGTTATTGAATCAAATTCACCCTCTAAATAATTATATAATGGTTCATCCTTATTAGCGGTTATAATTGCTATATCAACAAATGTACCCTTTCCTTGTCCAAAAACCTTTAATAAGTTCAAAATGAAGTTCGTCTTACCACTTCCACTTGGTGCAACTACACACATTCTGAAGGGCAATTTTATATTATGTATATTGAAATTTGGATTTTCTGCTTCATCTTTGTATTTTTCAGGAATCACATTATAAAAATTAATAATCTGTGATGAATTTTGACTAACTGCTTTAGTTTTTCTTGGAGACATTATTATATCCTTATATAGCGGTATAAATTTATATTCTTAATATTTAAAATTTTGAAACTATAATAAGATATATAAATTATGGCTGAATATTTACCACCAATAGAAAATGTACCAATTTTTGATTCAGGGTTATTTAATTCTAGTAATCAATCTTATTTAACTTTTGACCCAAGCACAGGCTAATTTCCTTAGTTATCCTATTGCTCAAGGAACAGAAACATTACAAGCGGTCAATGTTAATGGATCTGCTAACTTTAATAATGATGTTTCATTCAATTACCTAAATACACCACCTCATTGTTCAATTCCTCCAACTCAAGCAAATGATTTATGTAATAAGGCATATGTAGATTCTCAAGCCCCTTTAACCGCTTATCAATTATTTTGTAATTATACTTCTACATTTACAACACCTACACCAATTACTTATAAATTATTAAGTAGTGTTCAAGATATAAATCCTACAACATTACCCTTTACTATTACGACAATCGGTAATCAATATATTACTGGTTTTTTTAATTTATTATCTACATTACAATTAGGTACAACAATACCCGCTGGAAATTGGACTTTTAATTGTTATGCTAATGTTAACACGATTAGTGACCAATCTCATGTTGGATTATACTTTTCAATAATTGGAGTAAGTTCTGGAGGTATTGAAACAGTTATAGGAACATCTGCTTTATCAAGTTTATTAACTGTAGTATCTCCCGCTATAGGTTTATATAGTATGATTATAACACTACCATTAATTGATATATCATCATATGTAGATTTAGGAGTTAAAATTTATATAAACTCAAATGTAGGGGCTACAANAGCGGGTAATATATTCTTTCAAAATACAAATTCATATACATCACTTTTAACAACTTATGCGGTTTTAGTAGCCCCAAATATACTTACAACAAATAACCCATGGATTGGAACTAATACTTTTAATAATTCTGTAATTGTTAATACGGCTTATCCTTCCTTAAATCCTTATATGTCAATTACAAATACTCCTCAAAGTATACAATTATATCCTAATAGTGTTGTAGGTTCATATAATCCTTTAATTTCTGCTAATGATAATGCTATATATGGTTTAAGTTCTTCGGGTATTGGAACTGCTGTTTTAGATTTAACAACTTATTCGGCTACAACTTCTGGAGTAAAAATAAATAATAATTCTGTTTTAATTGGTGCTGGCGGTACAACTTCTACTCCTACTAATAGTACTACTTGGTCTACATTAGGTGTTAATACANTTTCACCAATATGTCCTTNTCAATCTGGTTATACTGTTCCACTTGCTTCAGATTCAAGTACTAATATTGCTACATCAGCATGGACTCAAAGTGCTATTTTAGGATTATTATCAGCGATTAATACTTGGACTGGAACAAATACTTTTAATAATGCGATATCCTCAAATGGAGTAAGTGTCGGTCAAGGAGTAGTATCAACAAATATAAACATTGGAAATAACAATTTAAATCTTACAACCTCGGGAACAGGTTATAATATCGCATTAGGGAGTAATATAATGAACTCATTAACGTCAGGAAATTATAATATTATTACGGGAGCATATGCGGGACAGACAATAACAACAGGGACGGCTAATAACGCTTATGGGTCAAGTGCGTTATTAGTTTTATCAACTGGAAGTTTTAATAGTGCGTTTGGAAATAGAGCGGGGTCAAATAATTTATCAGGAAGCTATAATGTCTATGTAGGCGCTCAGGCGGGACAAGGTAATACGTCTGGGAATTATAATACATATGTAGGACAAGGTACTGGATCGATTTCTACCGGTACTGGTTCGAATAATACATTATTGGGTGCTAGTACTTCTATAACAGGTGGTGTTTCAAATTCAACTGCTATTGGGATAAGTGCTACTACAGGGGTTGCGAATACAATCCAATTAGGTAGAACACTGGATAATGTGAATTGCCCTAATACTTTATCAGTTACTGGTATTATAACTGCAACTGGCGGAATTACTGGTAATGCTTCAACTGCTACAACTGCTACTAATTCTATTAATGCTGTCACTACAACCTCAAATGTTGCGAGTAATTTTATTGTTCCAATACTTAATACTACTACTTCTGCTGCGGGAAATTATCCTTATCAAATGGCTCTTACTCTTGCGAATAATCTATTTTTTAATCCGGGTTCGGGATTTCTTACTTGTAATGGAGCAAATATCAATTCTTTAACAATATCTAGCACCAGTGGTCGTATTATGGGTGATTTTTCTGCATCCATTCCTTCATATAGAACACTTTTTCAATCCTCAGTTACAAATGGATTTACAAGTGTTGGAATAGTTCCAAATGGAACTTCATCATCATCAGGAATTACTTGCTATAATAATTATAATACTATAAATTGCGGGTCATTAACAGTTGGAACAAGTGCTTCAAATCATTTCATATCAAGTTCAATAGTCGGTTCAGGGACTCAATTACCTATAATAATTTCAAATGGGAGTTTAACTGCTCTAACGATTGACACTGCGGCTAATTTATCTGTTGCGGGTAATATAACATTTACAGGTATTGCTCCAACAATAGCAACAAATACAACAGAAATTTTAACATTATCAACCCCTATTACAACAGGTGGAATTATCAATTTAAATTGTCAATCTGTCACTACTCCACAAATATCAATTTCGGCCGCTAGAATTGATTTTAGTCAAAATACTAACTATAACGGCTTTAATATGACGGGTGCGAATATTATTCAATCCTTAGGTTCAGGAGCACTTGGATTGACTTTAAAAAATGTTGTAGGTAATACAGGAGCGGTTACTATACAAAATGATAATCTNACTGCTNCTGCTAANGTAGTAATACAAACTGCNGCTACAAGTGTTGGAACAATTATTTTACAACCTAAAACTACTCCTGCTGTAACTGTTAATGCTGATGGAACTACTCGATTTGCTCAACAAACATTATATAC